CGCTACTCCTCATGTTGGTGCTTTGGGCAGACCCGCTTCTCACGGCTGCGTTCGCCTTTCTCCAGGGAATGCTGCTACTCTATATCAGATCGTAAAGCAGGATCCCGATACAACAATTAGGATTGTACCATGACATGGAAACAAAAATTGCGTGATTGGGTAACTCTAAATGCTATTATGAATGGCGTCAATGAGGAAACCCATTACCGTGATGACCTTTTACAAAGAAAGCAAGAGATACTTGCCGAAGATGGCAGGCATCTTCTCTCGCAATATCAGAATGGTCTTGCAGACCTAGGTGAAAAGGTTGACTTGAACCGAATAGTTTCTCTGGCGGAACAAAAGATTACTGATACAGACAAAATCATCCAAATGGTGATAGCTCTTTCAGAGGCATATATGCAAGAGTATCGTTCGCAGAAGAACTATGAAGTTTCAGACAAATTTAGAAAGATTCTTTTTACACTAAAGGGGCAGAACCAATGAACCTATTTCAACTCGGCAAATTCACCTCACATGCTGGCAAGGAACTTGATTGGAAGATTGAGTGTGACGCCTTGACAGATGAAGATTGGGAATGTCTTGCTAAGATGATTAGCGAACGCACCCAGTTTGGTCGTGTATATGGTATTCCTCGTGGAGGAGAGAAGCTAGCCAAAGCATTAGAAAAGTATGCTGACCCTAAGAACCCTATTCGTCTGGTTGTTGACGATGTATGGACAACTGGCACAAGCATGAATGAAGCAATGAGCAAGGGCGACTTTGGTTTCGTTGTATTCGCAAGAAACCGAATTGTGTTCGATGCTAACAAGTATGTTCGTGCATTATTCACAATGGACCTTTTATGAATGAACTGGATGAAATTTTACATGAACAGTTGCATATTGCTAGACACTTAGCAAAGAAAATGAGAAAGGCAAGGAGGGTGATGGGTCCTGATCCCACCTTGCTCACTCTACAAGTATTGAATGAAAAAAGAACACAATACATCGAGAATATGATAAGTGACAAAACATTATTACGAAAGAAATTTAAACGAAAGAAAAAAGAAAAAGATCCAGACATACTGGCAAGGAGTACCACTCATATGTGGTACAGAAATATTTTGATGATAACCAACATCGGTTATAATATAATGGTAGATTCGTTCCAAGCCTATATGTCCTATTTCAGAAAGGATAAAGACTGATGGCAGGAGAACGAGCCGCAATATTTGGACAGTTTATTGAACAGTTAGTTGAAAGCGATGTTGGCATTCTAGAAAGGGAACAAGTCTATAGGGTTCTTTTAGAAGTGCTTGAGGAGTTTGATATCAAAGGCATGGACGGCTATCTTGATATCGATCCAGCATTTGATGAGGTGTTTAACGAGAAGTTTCCGCCTGAAATAGAAGACTACGAAGAATAACTATATACTCGTATGACATGGACATACGAGAACAAACCCTTAGAAGAAATCCCAGAAGGCTATCAAGCTTTCGTATATTGCATCACCTGTGTTCCTACAGGGCGAAAATATATTGGGAAGAAACTATTCAAATTCACTCGCACTACCAAGAAGAAAGGTAAGCGAGTAAAGAAGCAGGTCGACTCCGATTGGCAGGATTACTATGGCAGCAATAAAGAACTTTTACACCACGTGGAAATCTTCGGTAAGGAGAAGTTCACCCGAGAAATCATCCGTCTATGTAAGAGCAAAGGCGAAGCGTCGTATTATGAGGCTAAGGAACAGTTTGATAGGGATGCGCTAATCTCCGAGCAATACTATAACGAATGGATTATGGTGCGAGTTAGAAAGTCCCATGTGAAAAAGAAGTGAGGAAGAATGATTACAGTGTATTCAAAAGACCAGTGTGTGTTTTGCGATAAAGCGAGAACACTACTGAAACTAAAGGCCAAGGAATTTACTGAGTATAAACTCGGTAAGGATTTTGATCGGGATACTATCCTGGAAATGTTTCCTGACGCTCGAACTTTCCCAATAATAACACTTGACAAAAAGTATATTGGGGGCTATAATGAGTTAGAAAAATTGTTCAGCGAAGGAAACTAAAGCATGTGGGTATCCGAACTCGAATCTGCTATGTTAGGCACTGTTAGAATTGGAACTTATCCGTCATATGCTGATGCATGTGTCGGTACCGATAAATGGTTGCGTGAAACGAAAGTTTCCGATGGAGAAACCGAAACGACCATGCTCGAAATGGTAAACGAAGATTTTTCCTGTGATGTTTATGTCTATGAAGCAGATGAAGATTATGAGTGGGAGAAAGAAGATGATTGATAAGTATGCTCTAAAGGAAGACCTAAAGAACGGTGTTGTTACCGTTGTTTTTGAAAAGGCAGACGGAACGGAACGCACTATGCGAGCCACACTTTCCGATCTATATGTTCCGCAGGTTGAGCCTGCTATGCTTTCCGAGTATGATGGTCAGGTACCAAAGAATGCTCGGCAGCTAAATGACAATGTGCAAGCAGTATGGGATATCGATGCAGGTGGCTGGCGCTCCTTTCGTCTTGATTCCGTGAAGCAACTATTGAAGGAGTGATATATGCCGTGGCCACATAAGAATAGACCTCGCAAGGGTCGTCGTAAGGTAGGATCTACAAAGCGCAAGATGCGTCGGACTAAAGGTCAAAAGAGGAAGTAATTAGATGAACATGAACAAGCTAGAAAATGTGCGAGTGATTAATCTGAGCCCAAGTCAGGCACCTGTGAATTTCATGGATGCTCTTGCTCTACTGTTTATCGGTCTTAAACTAACTGGCCATCTTGATGACTGGACCTGGGTAGCGGCTCTATCGCCGCTTTGGGCACCTTTCATGCTACATTGGCTCTTCCGTCTGGTTATCTTCACCTTTTTCTCTAATCATCTTCCGGAGGAAGAATAATGTCTGCTGATAACGGAATCTATGTCCTTTTCACCGAGAGTGAAAAGGGTCCCGAATATCGGGTAGCTTATGCTCATGCTATCGATTCCATTTACGGTAAGTTTAATGAGGAAACTTTCCGTTATGATGGCGACATTCAGACAATCAAATCCGTCTTTGAAAAATCAGAAGTGTTCTTTTCCTTAAATGAGGCTCTTGACAAGGCCGAGGAAATGGGCTATGATTATGGATACCTTGAAGACGGAATTTGTGTTATCAACGAGTTCAAGGACTATGGCTACATCTTCGGATAAGGAGAAAAAAGTGAAAAAGGCTACCGCTGTTCGCCGCCCCAAGTTCACTGATGAAAAGTATCTCGGTCCCGAACCGAGCCTTACTGAGGACTCTACACAGGTGGAGTTATCTAATGCCTACACCTGGTTTAACTACTTCTATTCTTCCGAGGATTCTCTCAAGTTCGCTATCTCCTACCTCAAGTCTATCAAGTATGATAAAGAAATCATTACCAAACTCTCCCGAGTCAAGCCCCATGAGTTCAACAACTGGATCGGATGGAACTGCCGACTCCTTGAAGCAGGGTCCACTCTCCCTGATAATCTCTGGGACACAACGATTGAGCGTATTCGATCCTTCGCATCCTCGGCATCAGGAAGCGATGAAGTGGTTGAAGGAGAGGAAGCGCCCGTCACGAAGGTAATCTCGATCCAAGATCGTATCAATCACAAGGCATCCGATCTTATCGGTGAACTGGAAGAACAACTGGATGTCTTCTTTCAAGAAGGAGTTATTCAGTTTGATGTTAAGAAGTGGACCCTTGAGAAGGGAATTAAACCGCAAATTGCGAAGAGGATTGCAGAACACTTCCGTCCTCAATACGAAGAAATCTGTCAGGCCATCGAAGGCAAAGACAAAGAACTGGCTGACTCGTATAAGCACTGGCGTAAGCCGGTTCTTAAGATCATGGTTCTATTCATAAAGCGTATCATTGATCATATGGTTGAACTGGATTCTGCGGGTCAGGCTGTTCGCAAGCCCCGTAAGAAGAAGGTGAAGCCTGCCCATGTTCTAGTGGCTAAAATGAGTTATTGTGTCGAACACGAGGATTGTCTATATGCTAAGAGTGTCGATCCCAAGACTATTATTGGTGCTGAACAACTTTGGGTGTTCAATGTTAAAACTCGCAATCTATCTGTGTATAATGCCGTGGGTCATTCGGGCCTTAGTGTCCGAGGGACTACCATTACGGGATATGATGAAGCTACTTCTATCACCAAAAAACTTCGTAAACCCGAAGCAGTAATCAAGCCTCTGCTTGAAGGTGGTAAGATTTATCTTCGCAAGGTTATGGACAATATCACAACAAAAGAAGCTAAGGCTAACGGTCGTATCAACATGGATACAATCCTACTGCGGGTGGTGAAATGATCATTGATTGCATCTGGTTTATGATCTATCTTGGTATGGCTACCGGTGTCATCACCGTTGGCCTTATCTTGTATGGTACATACATAGAAATAAGGAATAAAAATGACAGACAAGGTAATAGAATTTCCAAAGAATAAGGTCGTTCGTGAAGTGCCCGAGGAGCATCTAAAGGCTCGGCAGGCGAAGGCAGATCAAAAGCTGGCCGATACAATTGTGGATGAAATTACAGGTCTTATCATTACAGAACTGGATAACTACTATGTCGAGGTACAGGACAAACAGTTTGCTAAAGACTTTATCCTAGTTGTGGATGCACTAAAGGCAGCCGTATATAGACAGTTTGATATCGACCATCACCTGCACGATTTTGTTGATAAGAACATTACCGTAATCGAGGGTGATCTAGAGGATATGTCTAAGGAAGACCTCCGTGAACGGATTGAAACGGTGATAAAAGAACTTTCCGAAGCAAAGGAAAGTCTTGACACCGAAGAGGAAGAGTGATAGAATAAATCTACGCTCAAAAAGGAATATATTATGTCTTACATGTTTGTAGACCTCAATCAGGTTCTAATCTCAAACTTGATGCAGCACCTCAAGTTTGCTACAAAAGAAAACGAAATGAATGAGGCATTGATTCGCCATATGTGCATCAATACCATTCGCTCAAATGTGCGCCAGTTCAAGTCTAAGTATCCTAATGTGGTGCTTTGCTGTGACTCTAAGCATTACTGGCGTCGTGACTATTTTCCCTTCTATAAGTCGCAGCGTAAGGTCGACCGTGAGGCTTCGGGCCTTGATTGGGGTTTGATCTTCGATACTCTCAATCGTATCCGTGACGAACTAAAAGAATATTTCCCCTACAGGGTTATCGATGTTGATGGTGCCGAGGCTGACGATGTGATTGCAGTCCTATCGGCTCGTTATGCAAACCATGATCAGGTCCTCATTCTTTCAAGTGACAAGGACTTCGGTCAGTTGCAGAAGTATCCCAATGTCACCCAGTATTCTCCTATTCTAAAGCGGTTCATCAAGATTGATAATCCCTCCGTGTTTATCAAGGAGCATATCATTAAGGGTGATCGTGGCGATGGCATTCCTAACTTTCTATCTGCTGACAATACATTCGCTGCTGGTGAAAGACAGAAGCCCATAAATAGCAAAAAGCTTAACGAATGGGTGCAGAAGGATGCCACTGAGTTTTGCACTACGGATGATATGCTTCGTGGTTATAAGCGTAATCAGATGTTGGTTGATTTTGACTATATACCTAATGAGATACAGGCGAAGATTGTAGAGGCCTTTGATAACGCTAAGCCTGCGTCAAAAGAGAAGATGCTTAATTACTTTATTGACAAAGGCCTTAAAGTGATGATTGAAAGCATAAACGATTTTTAGAGGAAACAATGGCAATCAAAAATATCTATGAAGTCCTAGATGACTTTCGCAATGTTAAGACAAAGCAGGATAGGATCGATGTTCTCCGTAAGAATGACTCCTATGCACTACGAAATGTATTGCTAGGCACATTCAACCCAGACATTCAATATACTGTGACTGAGATTCCTGCATTCAAGCGTGAACAAATGCCTGCTGGCATGTCTTACGGACATATGACTGAGGCTTTATCACGGGTATATCTTTTCGTTAAGGGTAACCCACGAGTGTCGCCTGACCTAACCGATAAGAGAAAGACTGAAATTCTAATTCAGATTTTGGAGTCTCTTGAGGAAAAGGAAGCCGATGTGTTTGCTGGTATGCTCAAGAAAGATTTAAATGTTCCATATCTAACCCCGTTGTTGGTCAATGAAGCGTTCCCCGGACTACTACCACAATCGTAAACTTCTAAAGGAGTTGGCGTATGACAGTACCAAATACCGCCCAACAATTGGTGACATCAAAGAATGGTTCGTCATACTTAATCAACAAATTTTCGGCAACAAACTATCCGAGTTCGATGAAATACGTATTGGTCGACCGAGGGGGGTCCATGCTCTTTTTCTCTACTGGCCAGGAGATAAAGAAAAAGGATCGATCCTAGTAATGACAAAGGTGTTTAGTAGCAAGAAGGAGTTTGTAGAAATTCTAGCACATGAAATGATACACTTATTCCAACATACATTCAATGAACCACTCGGACATGGTCCGTCATTCCGAGCCTGGAGTGATAACCTTCAACTTAAAGGACTTAAACTTTATAGGGTTGCATGATATGAAAAACAAGTCTCCTAGTTTCAAGCACGATCCTCTATATGCCGAACTATATGAGGAAGATAAGAAGTATGGTGGTAAGCGACTCGAAAGGCCGCAAACCGATGTTAACAAAAAGCGTCCCATCAAGAACCTCAAGAAAGCCTGGATGGAACACACGGATGACTTCGATGAGGTTGATGATTTTTATGAGCATTGATTGACAACAAAAAAGTCCTTGACATTCCTTTTCCTTAGTGTATAATAGAAGTTATAGTCGCTGAGGAAAAGGAATAAGTCATGGCTTATTTACGGAATAACAAGGCTTATCTAAAGTTCTCGCCTGTCCATAAGTTCGATATGGACAAGCTTGAGAAAGTCTTAAACAAATCACACGCCATATTTAAAGATGCCTACAAAAAGCGGCATAAGTATGATCCTGCGAACTATGTTCCGATGAGAAATATCTCGGGCGGGATTGGCGAAGCATTTGCACAAATGTTGGTCGATGAATCGGATGACTTGAAGACGAATCCCCATCCGGATGGCTATCCCGACATTCTTCCCAATACAAAAGAAGCTAAAAAGTGGCTAGAGTCTCCTACATTAGAAGACTTTAAGAAGGGTGGCTTTGATGTTAAATCAAAGTTCATTGCCGAAGATGCTAAGATTGATACGAATGCATCTGCTCACCATGTCTATACGACCTCTGTTTTGAATGTCATATGGATGTGGAAGAATGGTGTGCCGTTCATTGTTGGCATTACATACACTGACAAGCTAACCGAAAACGATTGGCCGAAGCCGTCTGCTGGCAAAGCTGGTTCAAAGACCACACCCTCATGCTCTATCAATAAGACGGGTAAGATCAAGCTGAGAAGCAATTGGCTGTTTCTTGACGAAGAAACTGTTAGAAACAATGGCCTGAACAACCATAAGGATTGGAACATATGAGAAAGAGAGACCGTGCAGACCGTGACTTTTACAGAACACCGGTTGATGCGGTATTACTGGCAAAGGATCTAATGGACCCAAACCTTAGATGGTGGGAGCCATGCGCTGGCGATGGTGCTATTAGCAAAAACTTGTCGGGTGTGTCATATGCATCTGACATTTATCCTATGTGTGATGGTATCGATAAGCTGGATATGCTCACATGCGATAAGCCAGCGAATATCGATGCTGTTGTGACCAACCCTCCTTTCTTTGCCCAATATGAATTGCTGGATCGTTGTCTATATGAATGGAAGATCCCTGCTCTCCTGCTGATTAGAATTGAGCCTTTGTCCACGCAAAAGCGCAATGCATATACCAAACAACTATCCAAACTGCATATCGTTAGCAGCCTGATCAAGTTCGAAACCGAAGACGGTAGAATTGTAAATGGTAACGGCACCGTAAGATGTGGATGGTGTCTCTTTACGCCGGAGAAGGTCGAAACGACCGAAACTCGGTGGGTGACATTTCAGCGGAATAGTCTACCAATTTTGTAGAGATTGACATAGATCAATCCTAAGCAAAATCAAGCACTTACAGAAATCTCTAATAAAATCAAAGACTTAGAGGTGCGACATCTTGTCGCACTTTTTTCGCTTGACTTCCGTTCCGTTTTGTCCTATTATATGAGCATGATCAAGAAACGCAAACGCCGCAGCGACACGAATCACATAATCTATAGCTTGGCTATTGGCAAGCGGGAATATATCGGGGTCACGATTGTTAATGATCGTTCCCCGTCTAAGTCCCTTAAGCGCCGCTGGCAGAAACATGTCCAGCGGGCCATGTCAGAAGATAAAGCGTGGAAATTGTCGCTTGCAATTCGCAAGTATGGCCCTGAGGCATTCACTGTTGAGGTGGTTCAAATCGTTCGTGGCAAATCAAATGCTCATGAAATTGAGCGTGAATTGATCCGCACTCGTAAACCGAAACTTAACACGGATGTTCGATAATGAAACATCGCTTCTATATTCTAATAATCGAAAATGCGGAGTCATTTTCTGACTTCGTAGCATTTCAAGCCGCATTCAAACTGGGAGTTTAAAATGTCTAATCCCATCTTTGTCGATCTTATCAATATGCACGAAATGGACCTTAAGATTGTCCTTAAAGAGGCAATTGAAAGTCTCGAACCCCGCCAGCGTTTTGTCGCTGTTAGGCGCTTCTATCAAAACCAGACTTTGGGCGCTATCGCTGAGGAAATCGGTATATCTGACCATAGGGTATGGCAAATCGAGGCAAAAATCCTCCGCTTGCTTAAGCGGGGCCTTAGCAGTAAGAGACTGTGACAGGGTGCGACAACATGTCGCATAGACAAATCGGTTCCGTTCCTGTATGATATACCCATAATCGAGAAACAAAGGAAAACATCATGTCTAATGCTCGCTTCGTTAACAAGGGTCTCCTCAAGTCCGACCTGGCCACTCTCAATGCTCTCATTAACTATTTTGAAAAGGGTGGCACTATTAAAGTGGCTAAGCCCGCTAAACGCCCCAAGAGCGGCATTACCCGTGGCAAGTCTATCAATGTGAAAGGATAATCTTATGCAAGTTTTCGGATTGTGGTACGCTGTTGATGCTTATGAGGGTTGTGATATCTGCTTAGGCATATATTCCGACTATGCAAAGGCTCGTGAAGCTGAAATCAGCTATTTGTCTGATAACTCGTCCGATGAAGTGTATATCACGAAGATCGGAATCGATGTGAATGAGTTTGATAACTATGGTGATGCAATAGGAGAGGTTGTATAATGACAGACCTTATAATGTTTATAATCCTGTTTGGCGTTCCCAGCATTCTCGCCCTTGTCGCACTCTTGAACATGGAGGACTAATATGATTGATGATTCAAAGTTTGTGCAGATTGTCGCTCTTATGACACTCACGGTCGGTCTTACAATCGGCGTCCTGTTTATCGCTTATCTTGATGGGATGAACTAAATGAAAAATGCTTTACACTTTGTCGGTTTCAAAGATGACCGTTACAATAATGCCGTCAAAGTGTTTGGCAAACCAGACTTTATTCATAGGTTCTGGGACCGTAGGGCACAGCGAGAGATTGCGGAAGGTGATGTGATTGTCTTTGCTAAAGGTGATGAGTCGCAGGCATTCGGTCCTAATGGTAATGATATTAACGAATTTACATACGATGACTCGGCTCACTTCTAAAGGAGATATATAATGGCTAATGTGCAGACTTTCAATCTGACAATCTATATGGGTGCTAATAAGGATATTGTCTTTCGAGGCATTTCCAGAGTAGCTGTTAAACGCTATATAAATTACTACCTTCTTAAGTCTGGTTATAGTGGCAATTGTGTGGAGGTTCGGTAATGAGATATCGTATCTTTCTTTTAGAGTCGGAACGTGGTTGGGGACAAGAGTATTGGACCGAAGAATACAATACTTATGAAGAAGCAAAATCTCGTATTAAGTTTGTAAACGAACAGAATGTTAGCGATACTGCACCTGATTGGTATATGCAGGCAGAAGATAGAGTTGAAGTTATAGAATAAACAAGGAGAAATTAAATGGCATATCAGTATGTGGATGGCGCTCGTGGTGGGCGTTTAAAGATGTGGTGCGAGGGTGTTGAGGTCGAGGCTGATGCTCGTACCCAGTTAGATAACATTGCGTCACTCCCGTTTATTGCGGGCCATGTTGCTGTTATGCCGGACGTCCATCTTGGCAAGGGTGCAACGGTTGGGTCGGTTATTCCGACGGTTGGTGCAGTTGTGCCGGCTGCTGTTGGTGTTGATATCGGTTGTGG